GATAAATACTGACAAGCAAGAGATTAATGTTGCTGTTGGTAATGGCTCTAAAGTTAGAGTTCAGTTTAATGAGTATAGTGGCGAGGGTAAGTATGGTCCTTATCAAGGGCTTGACCTACAAGCTGTACAAGTTACTGATTTAGTAGAATATAAATCTGCTGATGGCGAAGAGTTATTATCTGATGGTGAGGAGTTTTAAATGATTATCACTGTCAAAAAAGATGATGGCGAGTTAGTCTATGATGTTAATAAGATTGCTGACGAGGGCAAACAGAACGAAGCCCGAGTTATCATATCTAAAGTTGGCAGTTTAGATATCGTCACCGAAGCTTTGAGTTTTGCGTCTGCTACCCACAGAGCTAATCTAGAAAGATTGCTTGAAGATAGTTCAGAGGCAATGGTTGAGGCTGAGATGGAGTCTGAAACTAAAACAATAGAAGAAGACTCTACCTCATAATTTAGTTAAATTTAGCTAGGCTAGGTTTTTCCTCTTAAATTAACTAGTCTAGCTATCTATTTGGAGATAGAATGGAAGACAATAAATTTGTAAAGCATAGATTACCATGTCCGAAATGTGGAGGTTCAGACCCAGTATCTATGAATAAAGATGGCTCTGCATATTGCTTTAGTTGTTCAACTTATATGCGTAGCTACGAAGATGAAAGTGAGGGCACAATAGTGGAAACAACACCAAAGGCAAATAATACTTTTTTAGATTCTTACACAGGCATATATTCAGCTCTGACTGATAGAGGTATATCAGAAGAGACTGCTAAGAAGTTTGGAGTAAGAGTAGTCAAGGATACACGAGGCAATATTACTCAACACATTTATCCTTATTACAATGGTACTGAGATTGTCTGTACCAAAACTAGATTTACCAATACCAAAAACTTTGGAGTCAATGGTGGCTACGAAGGCACTGGATTATTTGGTGAGCAACTGTATCGAAACACTGGCGGTAAGTATTTAACAATTACCGAAGGCGAGTGTGACGCTATGGCAGTTGATGAAATGTTTCAAGGTAAGTGGGCAGTAGTTTCTGTTAAAAGAGGAGCTGCAGGTGCAGTAAAAGACATAAGAGAAAGCATAGAGTTTGTTGAATCTTTTGAAAGTGTTGTGCTTTGTTTCGATAATGATAAGGCAGGTCGTGAAGCTACTAGAAATGTAGCAAGAATATTAAAGCCCGGAAAGGTAAAAATTATGACTTTACCTAATGGTTATAAAGACGCTAACGATATGCACAATCAAAAGAAGTTTAGTGAGTTTACTAAATCTTGGTGGGATGCTAAGACTTATACCCCATCAGGTATCATGGAACTATCTGGACAGAAAACAGATTGGTTACATAGAGAGGTAAAAGAAAGTATTGCTTATCCTTGGGAAGGATTGAACAAGAAACTATATGGATTAAGACAAGGAGAACTGATAACTTTAACTGGTGGTACAGGTCTTGGTAAGTCATCTGTTACTAGAGAGCTAGAGCACTGGCTTATCAAGACAACCAAAGATAATGTGGGTATCATAGCTCTTGAAGAAAACTGGCTTAGAACAGCAGATGGTCTAATATCTATTGAGGCAAACGATAGACTATATCTAAATGAAAAGCGTCAGCAATATACAGAAGAAGACTTGAATGCTTTGTTTGACAAAGTGATTGAGAAGAACAGGGTGTTTATTCATTCTCATCTTGGTGCGACAGACATTGATGAGATATTCGCAAAGTTACGATACATGATTGTAGGTTGCGAATGTAAGTGGGTAATAGTTGACCACTTGCACATGCTTGTCAATGTCTTAACCGAAGGTGATGAACGAAGAGGTATTGATACATTAATGAATAGATTAAGAAGCTTGGTAGAAGAAACAAATGTTGGTATGATATTAGTATCACATTTACGTAGAGCTACAGGTGACCGAGGACATGAGAAAGGAGTCGCAGTGTCTTTGAGTCATCTAAAAGGTTCTCAAGGTATTGCACAGTTATCTGATTGCGTTATAGCTTTAGAGAGAAACCAACAAGCTACTGACCCTAAAGAAGCTAACACAACTAAAGTAAGAGTGTTAAAGTCTAGGTATACTGGAGACACTGGATTAGCTTGTGCACTTGAGTATGATAATGACACTGGTAGATTGCATGAGGTAACTACCGAAGATACTTTTGATAATGAAGAGGAAAACTATGACCTCCCATTCTAAACAAGTTATATTTGATATCGAAGCTGATGGTCTTACACCAACAAAGATATGGTGTATTGTTGCTAAAGATTTAAATGAATCTAGTCCAAGAACTTTTGGACCAGACCAACTAGAAGAAGGTATAGAATATTTACAGTCAGTAGATACACTGATTGGTCACAATATCATAGGTTATGACATACCTGTTATTGAGAAACTACACAATGTTACATTACATGCTGATGTTATTGATACTTTAGTTTTATCAAGGCTATATCAGCCAGTAAGAGAGAATGGGCACAGTTTAAAAACTTGGGGCTATCGAGTTAAGTCACCTAAACAAGAACAGCCTGATGATTTTGATAACTATACTCCACAAATGCTTGAGTATTGCACACAAGATGTTTTGTTAAACGAGAAAGTTTATTATGCTTTACAACAAGAGAGTAAAAACTTTTCTCAGGAAAGTGTAGATTTAGAACATCAAGTTGCAGTAATCATGAATGAGCAAGAGAAGAATGGTTTTCTCTTTGATACAGAAAGAGCAATGAATCTTCTTATAAGTTTAAAATATCGCATGTCAGAAGTAGAAGATGAGGTACAAGAAACATTCAAGCCTAAATGGGTTGATGATAAAATGGTAACTCCTTACATTAAAAAGGATGGCGAGTTATCCTTACGAGGATTGACAGATGATGAATACAATCGCTGTATTGAGACTAATAACTTTGAACCATTTATGCGAAAGAAACTTGTTGAGTTTAATTTAGGTAGTCGCAAACAGATTGGTGAATATTTAACTGATTTTGGTTGGAAGCCAGAAAGATTTACTCCCACAGGTCAACCTATTGTTGACGAAGGAACGCTAAAAAAGATAGACCATATACACGAAGCTCGGCTCATTGCCGAGTTTTTATTATTACAGAAACGTATTGCTCAGATATCATCTTGGGTAGATGAGTTACAGGGAGAACGTGTGCATGGTAAAGTTATACCTAATGGTACTATTACTGGTAGAATGACACATAGAAATCCTAACATGGCACAAGTTCCGAGTGTCCATAGTGAGTATGGTAAAGATTGTCGTGCCTGTTGGATAGTTCCTCAGGGATACAATCTATTAGGTATTGATGCAAGTGGGTTAGAACTTAGAATGTTAGCTCACTATATGAACGATGATAATTATATTCAAGAGGTATTACATGGAGATATCCACACAACTAATCAAGAACTTGCAGGACTTGAATCAAGAGATAAGGCAAAGACTTTCATCTATGCCCTCATATACGGAGCAGGAGATGAAAAGCTTGGAAAAGTGGTTGGTTCAGATAGAAAAGCAGGTAAAGAACTTAGAACTCGTTTCCTTACCAACCTTCCTGCACTTGAAACTCTTACGAGAAGAGTTAGAGAAGCGTCAAGAAGAGGATTCTTGAAAGGATTAGATGGTCGTAAGATATACGTTAGAAGTGAACATGCTGCCTTAAATACTTTATTGCAAGGCGGTGGTGCTATAGCTATGAAAAAAGCTATGTGCATATTTTATAATAAAATTAAATTAAATACACTGGATGCAAAGTTTGTAGCTAATATTCATGATGAGTGGCAGTTACAGGTTAAAAATAACATTGCTGAATATACTGGGCTATTAGGTGTGGAGTGTATAGAAGAAGCCGGAAGACGATTCCAAATGCGGTGTGCATTAACTGGTGAATACAAAGTCGGAGGTGACTGGAGTGAAACCCACTAAGAAAGACAGAAAAAAGTTTGATATTGATTTACAATATGGAACTATCCGAGAGGATAAAATAGCTGATTTATTTACTAACAAAAAGATAGAAGTAAAATCAGAAAAAGATATATGGCAGACAACAGGTAACATAGCGATTGAATATCAATCCTATAATAAACCATCTGGAATAAAGGCAACTGAATCAGATTACTGGTTTCACAATCTTTGTATCGGTGATGATGAGTACTGCACATTAGTATTTAAAACAGATGTTCTTAGAAAGATTGTAGAACAACTTGATACATTTAAATCAGTAAGTGGTGGTGACCACAATGCCAGTAGAATGTTTTTAGTTAATTTACAAAAACTATTTTCTACAGATGTCATAAAAGCATTTAAGGAGTTAGACGATGCCGAGAAAGAAAAAGAAAAATCTTGATACGTTAATAGAAGATATTTACTCAGTCGTTGGTGAGTTGGGCGAAGGTAAAGCTATTGATGTAAGCGAAGAGGACTTAGACAAGTTTGGTGAGTTTATGCGACAAGCATTAAAAGATTGGTTAACTCCTAGAGCTAATCAGAAACCAACACTGCGTATGTCTAATATTGGTAGACCACAAAGACAACTTTGGTTTGATATGAAAAGAGATAGTTATGGTGGAGGAGTATCACCACCAACTATGATTAAGTTTTTATACGGTCACATACTTGAAAGGGTTGTGTTGTTCTTAACAGAACTTGCCGGTCATGAAGTTACTGATGAGCAAAAAGAAATAAAAGTCAGTGGCATACTAGGACATATGGATTGTAAGATAGATGGAGAGGTTATTGATATCAAATCTGCCTCTGGTTTTGCATTTCAAAAGTTTGCTAATGGCACTTTGGCAGAGTCAGATGCATTTGGGTATATGGCTCAACTATCTGGTTATGAACATGCAGAGGGTACAAATAAAGGCGGATTCGTTGCTATCAATAAAGAAAGCGGAGAACTTGCATTATTTCGACCAGAAGAACTTGACAAAGTAAATATAGAAACTAAAATTAGAACAGTCAAAAAAATAATTAAGTCAGACTCTCCGCCTGAACTTTGTTACCAACCAATAGCCGATGGTGCTTCTGGAAACATGAAGCTCCCTAGAGAGTGCGGTTGGTGTCCACATAAATTTGAATGTCATAAAGACTCAAACGATGGTAAAGGTCTTCGTGTATTTCAGTATGCGAAAGGACTTACTTATTTAACTAAAGTAGAAAAGCTACCGAAAGTAGAAGAAATAACGGAGAAGTTTGTATGATGATTTGGAGTGACCAAGAATCTAAAGAAGAAATAAAAGAAGACGTAGTTAATAAACCTAAACACTATAATCAAGGTGGTATAGAGTGCATAGATGCTATTGAAGCTATGTTAACTCATGAAGAGTTTGTTGGGTATCTACGTGGTAACTCATTGAAGTATAGATGGAGATTCCGTTATAAAAATGGTGTAGAAGACTTACGTAAAGCTGAGTGGTACGAAAATAAATTACTTGAAATATTGGAGGAAAAAATAGATGGCAGATAAGAAAGGTGAGTTACCTTATCTAGGAATAATAATTAATTATGATAAAGATAAAAAGCTTGATAAGTTTAGTAAAGATACAATTGAAGATAGATACTTATGGGAAGATGAAGAAAGCCCTCAAGAAGCATTTGCTCGTGCCTCTGTATACGTTAGTACATACAAAGGTGAAACAGATTATGAAATGGCTCAGAGAATATACAATTACTCTTCTAACCATTGGTTTATGTTTAGCACACCTATTCTTTCTAATGGTGGCACTACTAGAGGTCTGCCTATTAGCTGCTTTTTAAATCATGTGCCTGATAGTAGGCATGGTTTATCAGCTCACTACGATGAAAACATTTGGTTAGCTAGTTCTGGTGGCGGTATTGGTGGCTACTGGGGAGAGGTAAGAAGTGATGGTGTTTCTACTTCTAATGGTAGTAGGTCTACAGGGTCTATACCTTTTATGCATGTGGTTGATTCTCAAATGTTGGCTTTCAATCAAGGCACAACAAGACGGGGTAGTTATGCAGCTTATCTAGAT